CATTTGCATTACTTGCGTATGCTAAAAAGTTTTCACAAGACTTAGATAAACCATATGAACATCTACTTAAGCAAATGCAAAGTGGAGATTACGAGAATTTAATCAGGGTTTTTGATGATGCTTTTGGTGATTTTGTAATTTTAGAAAGATAGTTTCAATATTATCATAATATATCTTGAATATATAAACTAACTTAAGTTTAACATATATTCGAGGATGAACACATTTAATGATTCAGAAATACTAAAAAACGCATTGGTAGGGGTCGAGTTTGAATTTTATTCAAATCTCCCTATCGAAGAAACAGCGAAAAAGATTGGAATTCTTTTAAATAAGAAGATTCAAATAGAAGACAAAGCACATAGTGAATTTGAGCCGACCGCTGATCATTTTAAACTAGAACCAGATATGAGCGGTGGTGCAAAGCTAATGGAGCTCGTAACAGGTGCAATACCATATTACAGTGCTAGATTAATGATCATTAATGTATGTAAATGGATTGAAGAAAACGGATATACTACGGATAGATCATCAATTCACTTAAACATATCTTTTGATAAAAATAAAATTAAGGATAAGAATAGGGTTTCTAAAATGAATGTTCTTAAATTTATACTTGATTTTAAAGAAGATCAAGTATTTAAGTTCTTTCCAACCAGAAAGGATTCAGCTTATGCTAAATCTATAAAATTCGTATTACCTAAGACTGGTATGAGTTTCTTTAACGGAGAACACATACACTCACAAAACTTTATCTACCCTGATTCTAAATACTATGGAATCAATTTCGACAAAAGACATAAGAACTATTTAGAATTTAGATATGTTGGAGGAAAGGATTGGGAAAAGAAAACAACATCGATCTTATACATGTTAGATCAATTCCTATTACAACTTTGGAATTCGACTGAAGATAATCATTTCACACAACTTAATGCAATAGAGTTAAAGAGGATATTGGCTGAGAATAAAAGAATACTCGATGCCAGATCAAATTGGAGACATATTGAAAAAAACTGGAAAAACGTAGAGTTTACTGTTGATTTAAGAAAAGATCCACAAATTTTAGATTTACATTGGCAAAATATTAAAGAAAGAGTAATAAGACTTTTTACACATGGATCACTAATCAAAGGACATATTAATTATGACTCAGATACCGGTAAAATACAGGTAAATAAAGGTGAATTACAATATTGTGTTGAACTTGAAAGATATGATTTTATTGAATGCGATATTCGTGGCGAACTATTTTATTGTGATTTGTTTAAATGTACTGTAACAGGATCTGATATTTATGATTGTAATTTTTATGATAACTGTGAAATTATTTCTTCAAAGTTAAAAAGCTGCTATATTCACCAAAGTGTTAAAATAAAAGATGGTTATATATATGGTGATGGTATCTTAAAAGGTTCCATGGAAGACGGTATATTTAGAGAAGGAAGATACGATAAAAAATTAGCAAAGTTTAAAGGAACTGAAAAGATCCTATACAACGAAGTTTAAAAATAAATAATAAAAAATGAGTAATATTTTTGTAGGTCAAGAATCATGGCTAGATGATATACAACCAGGAGCAGATTGTTTTAATACATTTGTGTTGGAGCTTGCTGATGACATAACAGGATCGTGTATGATTCCAATGAATTTACCAAAAAAGGAAGTTCAAAACATAGTTAAAAGAGCTAAGAAATGGTTTTATAAAAACTATGAATACTCTGTCAAAGAAAGTTTTGTGGTTTTACCTCACGCTCTATTTGATTCTGATAAATTTAAAGCAACAAGATCTTTTACATTACCAGGAATGGACCCATCAACAGGTGGAAACGAAGTATACTCTGTGTATGGGTGTTCAGAAACAGGTTCAAGATGGGGAGGTTCAAGTGATATTGATTTTCAAAAAGGAGATTTCAGTATGGAAAGAATGATGATGCAAGGAACATATGGCGGTGCAAACACAGCAGCTGCTGCAGAAAACCTACAATCATATGTAATTAACGAAAGTTTTTATGATCTTGCTAGGCAAATCATAGATAACCCAATTAGTTTTAATTATAACCAATTAACACACGAACTTAAATTTACAGGAGAAACTCCTAAGAGAGATATTATATTAGAAATATATGAAACAATCCCAGAATGTGCTCTCTTTGGAGATGAAGCATTCTTTAGATATTGTGCCGCTAAGATTAAAGTTTCTTTAGGTCAAAAACTAGGAATATTCGGATTTACATTACCTGGAAATATCCAAGTAAATGCAGATCTTATACAGGGATTAGGAGAAGGAGAATTGGAAGCAATAATTGAAGAAATAAAAGGAGACGAAGGAACGGATTGGATGATGCATTCTTAAACGTATATATAATCATATGGAGTTTTACGTAAAAAATATAGGAGAACCTGGTTACAAGGCTGATGTAATGCAACAAGACAGCGAACTGTCGATGTTGTTAACTCAGATACAAACAATGCTTTTCACAAGAAAAGGAGAAGTATTGGGGCAACCTAATTTTGGAGCAAATTTAGAAGATTATGTTTATGAATTTAGATACAACGATTTTCAACTAAAAACAATTATTGATGATCAAATAGCAGAATATATTCCGCTTGCTTCTAAATATAGTGTTAGTGTTGGCATCGAAGTAGTCGATGGCGTATCAAACCACGTAGTCTTTTTAGACATTACAGTAGATTCTAGATTCCAATTAGGAGTCTATATATAAAATTATAAAAATAAACAATGGCTGAATTTAAATTTTTAAATGCAACTAGATTAAGAGCAAACGATATGATCACGGATACGAGGTCATATATGTCTCGTTTATATGGAAGGACTAGTGAACTATTCACGACTGCTTCTCCATTCTCACAGATCTTGGATGTATTATCTGAAATTACTAAACTAATTTTCTTCTATGTTGAAGACGCAACAGTTGAACAGAATATATTAACTGCTCAAAACCCTGAATCGATATACGGACTCGCAAGACTAGCCGGTCACGATGCATTCAGAGGAGCAAGCTCATACGGCGAAATTAAAATTAGGTTAAACACTTCAGCATCTACTGATATTGCAGGAGACGCTCTTAATATACCGCAAAATGCTATCATAAAATGTACAGCAAATGGTTTAGAGTATATTTTAAAAACAAACAACGATCAATTTAGAATTGAAAAAAGTAATGCTGCATATATTCGTATCCCAGTAGTACAAGGAAAGACTGAAACGCAGACCGTAACAGGAACAGGTGAAAAACTACAGTCTTATAATATAGTTACTAAGAAAATAACAGATCATCATTCGGTTAGGGTAAGTGTTAATAGCACACTATGGTCTAAATATGATTCTTTATATGATATGAAGGTTGGGACTCAAGGATATCTTGTTAAAACCGGAATTAATGGAGGATTAGATATTTATTTTGGAAATGGTTCTTTTGGTAAAATACCAGTAGCAGGATCTTCTATTGAAGTAGAATATTTAAACACAGACGGAACAAAGGGTAATTTATCAGGATCTAAAGATCTTACTTTTAAATTCGTAACTGAAGGATTTGATTCATTAGGAGAAACATATGATTTAAACGAATTGTTAGAGTCTTCTTTTACAGCTGCACCTAAAATGGGAGCAGATCCTGAATCGGTAGAATTAACTAAATTAATCGCGCCACTGCAATCGCATTCGTTCGTGTTGGCAAATCCAGAATCATTTGAACATTTCCTTTCAAGATATGGAATGTTTTCTTACTTAGATGCATATAACACGACAGATGATGGTTATATTGATGATGACAATGTAATATACTTATTTATGTTACCTGATACTGCTAAAAAATTAAGCAAAAATAAAGATTATTTCAGTTTAGCATTAGACGAGTTCTTTTTCTCAAGCGACGAAAAGAATGGATTCCTAGAGTTACTTGAAAACAGCGGACAACAAATGGTTACGACCGAAGTTAAGATCGTAGAACCTGATGTTCAATATTTTAGCATGGATGTTAAAGTTAGATATTTTGAAGGATATAACAAGCCTGCACTTTATTCTGAAATACGTTCTAGAATATCGGATTATTTAATCAATATAACAAGAAGAGATCGTTTACCAAAATCAGACATCATCGCCCTTTTAGAGAGTGTTGAGGGGATTGATTCAGTAAATGTAAGATTTATATCTAAAGTAGAGGAAGATGCAAGGAGATTAGGATATTACATCCTAAACAAAGTTACAGTTACTCCTTCTACCCCAATACTAGAAGATATTGGTAATGGAAAACAAAAATATGTTTTCTTTAAAAGAACAGTTACTGAAAGAAAAATAAGTTTTGAACCTAACGCTGCATTGCCAGAGGATGTAATTAATTTAGATTCTTTCGGTGATATATTATTAGCAAAAGAAGAAGTTGCCTTATTCAGAGGAGGTTGGTTAGATCGCGATGGTGTTGTAATACCTGATGATGCTAAACTTGGAGAACAAGCTGCGTTATCTATTTATTTCGATGAACCTGCGGTACCCCATACAATATTCTCTAAAATACAAGCTAAAAATAGAAGAGCACTATAATGGCATCATTAATACAGAATCTATTTAAGAGCAGGCAGAAGAGGAACTACACCATTCGAGAGAGTGTTATGGATAATCGTAAGAACAAGGGTAACGCATATGAAGATAACATGCTAAGGAAATCTATATCTCCTTATATTGTTAGAAATAATAGAATGAATGATTTTGTAGTTTTAATCCAGAAAGTATTAGCTGACCTTGTTGGTTCGGTAACATACTTAAAAGGATTTAAATCGTTTACAACTAAAAAAGATTATAAAAACTTTAGATAATGGCGCAGATTTATCAAAATTTAAGATTTTTCGATAGTGAATCTAATGACCTAAATTTAATTTATGACAATGAATTAAATATATGGAAAGGGGTTTCATATTTGCCATTAGTTTCAACTGGACTATATGAAACACTAACTCTACATGTTTTAGAAGAGGTTGTAGGATCTCTTGGTGAAAAATTACACGTGAATCCAATTGCAGAGTCCGTTGGTGCAGTCTCTTTTAAATTTAAATTTAAAGATGATTATAACACAAGTGAGGATGTATTTTTATATAGCGCTAAACAAGATGCTAGAGAATTATATATACAGATAGATAATTCACAGGTAGGTCAACTACTTCCAGCAACTACTTCAGTATCAACATCTAACGGTGTTAAAGTAGTTACAGATAATTTAAAAGCTACTCCAATCACTGCACAGGTTGCATTAAATTCTGACACTGAAGGTTTTCATATTAGGACTTTAAGCGTAACGGAATTGATTAATGGAGTTGAAACTAGAGAGATCGCACAAATTAAAGTATACGGTGAAGTTGAAGGAGAGGATGAAAGATTAAGAACTTTACTTTCTAACATGGGAATGAACTTAGATGACTTAGATTATTTTATATTTAAAGACTCTAACATACAAGAACAATCTCCTGATTTTATTATATTAAACCAAAAACGTAAAGAGTTGCTTTTACAAGCTTCTCAAATCAAACCATTTATTGGAACTTATAAAGCTCTATTAAATGCAATTGATTTCTTTGGATACGATAAAATCACACTAAAAGAATATTGGTTAAATGTTAACGAACAATCTGAAAACTTTGGAAAACTAAAAGCAGTTGCTGTTCCAAATCAAGATGTCGTTGGTTTTTTAGCTGACAAAAATAAAGGAGGAGAGTTACCAAACTCAAATCAAAAGAAAACTTCAAGGTTTAGTTTAGTGTATCGATTAAATACACCAACAGGTCTTCAGGATGAATGGGATATTCCAACAGTTAAAGAGACTATTGACTATTCTCCAGATGAGGTTTTAATTAAACTATACGGATTAAAAAAGAAATTACAAAAAGATTACTTACCACTACAAGCTAAGATAGTAGATATAACAGGTGAAGGTGATTACTTTTCTCAATTTAATCAAAACGTATGGAATAATCAGCAATCTATAAAAACACAAACAGCTGGAATAGAATTTAACCCAGTTGTAAAGCCAGAAGGAAGAAACATATTTATTGAAGATTTACGTAAAGTCGATTATAGACTTACAGGATTTGGTCAAGATTTTAATACAATTCCTTCTGCAGATAAATTAAATATATCAGAATCTATTACAGATTTTTATACAGAATATTATAACAGTAATTTAGATACATTCAACACGGTTGATGGAATTCCAATCGGAGCTCCAATAACCCTACAAATTGACGGAATATCAGATCAATGGGATGCTGCTGAATTTTCATTCATGGATGCTACTGACACAGGAGACCATTTATTAACTTGGAACAACTGGTGGCATCGCGGAGTTTATGAAATTGAATGGGTACTAAGAGGACCAAAGAATTATCTAAGATCTTTCAGAGGACCTATTGAAGAATATATTAATTTACCGATGACATTACCGTATGTTGGATCGTATACGGTTGAAGCTAACCTATATGATTTATATAACGTAAAGAGTACTAAAATATTAAAAGACGCGGTTGAAGTTAAAAACAAGAACGTTGAAGTTTATGGATTAACTCAGTTAGCAACAAAGAAATTAGATTGGAAAGGATATAAACATTCATGGGATTCAGCTGGTTCTAGTTGGGGTTGGTCAAGAGAGAATATGCTACCCGTACAGGATGTAATAGGAACTTATTATTTATCGATGGATCGAGCTAATTATATTTACGATGAAGATGAATATGGTATACCAGCGTCGACTGTTAGAAGATTTTTAGATTCTAGTAGTTCAAGTGGATTTAATGAAACGGCAGGTCCATACCAATGGGCTTCTCTTAAGAAACATGTATGGGCAGACGGTCCTAATGTAACTTGGGATATGACAAGAGTAGGATCAGATATTAATTCATCATTTCAAATATGGGCATTACCTGGTAATCAATGGATTAATATTACACAAGAAGATTCAGTAACTGGTGCAATATTAAGGGATAGTTATGAAATAGTAAATATAATTCCACCGACATCATACGCGACATCTCAATGGCAGTTAATTGTAGATGAACTTAGTAGTTTAGATTCTAACGAACATCCAATACTTTCTAAATTCAATTATAATCCAATATTAAAAGATAACTTACCCTTCGATGTCGATGGAGATTCAACACCTTTCCCGAATACTGAAGATCAATTATTATACATACTAGCAGTTGGTAAAGAACCTACAAGAACATACGATTTTAAATCTGTTTGGATGAGTAACATAGAAGAAAATGAAGAACCATTAGATCCATTAGATATTGTAGGAATTAAAGGACAAATAAACTTTATAAGTTATAACCCTAGTTTTGACGATACCTATATTATAAATAGTATGGCAGAATTAAATCTTTTAAATCATTTGACATTTTCTTACGATTTAACTAATATGCCTGGGGTAATTAGTCAACAATGGAAATTAACTAACAATACATTAAATATCGAAGATATATATTATAGTAATCCAATATTAACTCACCTATTTAGCGATAAGGGATATTATACAATATCATTAGATCTATTGGATTCTAACGGGAACAAAAATACAGTAAATAAAAATATATTAAAAATAATCTAAAATGGCAAGTATCACAACAATCAACGGAACAGACAGTCTATCTTCGTCGAGAATCGTATTAAACGACAATTTTCAACAGATGAACGATGAGCTAATTAGCATCGGTAATTTACTTGATGTAAACACACAAACACTAACTCTTACAGGAGCGGTAGCGGCATCATCGTTAAATATCTCTAATGTATTATCAGCGGATTCAACATTAGTTACGGTATTAAAGCCAATGACAGTAAATGGAGCGTTAACTTTAGAAGATGGTTTAATTTATTCTGTGTCTACAGGATCAGTAACGGTTATGCCTTCAATATACACTAAATCAACTTACGTATTAGACGGATCTGCTACAGGTTTATCAAACGTAAATGTTGTTGCATTAGGAGTAGAAGGACAATGTGTAACTTTTATCGCAGACGGAGACTTTGATATCGATGCAACTAATGTTGCAGGAGTTTCAGCTAACTTTACAGTTCAAAATAACGGAACGTTAACATTAAGACAAGTTAATTCTTTATGGTATGTTATTTCACATGCTAACACTGATTTAGTTTTTGTTAATTAAAAAAATAAAATAAGTAAATGGCTACACCATTAATTAGAATTCCTCAAGAACAGGGAGGTACCATGTATGCTTTCTCTAGCGCCGCTAGAGATTTAACGCGTGCATATTATAATCCAGATATTGTTTTTGAGTATTCAAAATTCGCGTTATTAGATTTACCAGTTGTTGACGAGCCTTCTGGTGGAGCAACAAACAATTACATACAATTTAATAATTTATTCGAAGGTGGCCCAGTGGCCCCTGTTAACGGAGTACCTGGTATTGCACCAAATTACGACGGAGACAGCCCGGACGATAATGCAAACCGTCATTTTGCCAACACGTTCCAAAACTACGCCCTTAACTTAGAAAACTTTATACTAACAGACGACGATTTTGATAATTCAATATATTCTTCTGATGCTGAAAAGATCTTTTTTAAGTGGTTAAACGAAATTGGAGCATTTAGAACAAGACCAGCTAATTCACAGGAAGCTGCGTCAGGATATAATAGAGTAGTAGAAGAGGATGATTCAATACAAAGTGGATCAGAATATAGTCAAGTAGTTAGATACTTAGGAAACGTAGATGTTACTAATGACAAAAATTATAATGGTGATACTTATAATGAAGTCTTTATTAATGTGCCAACTTCGGCTGGATATACTCCAACTGTTTTATTTAAAAACTCAAGCTATAACACGACTGCTACGTCATATGAACCAGGTTCTTTTATTAACGGAAGAGACGGACAAGCACATCCAGATGCTAACATAGACTTAGGGTCTTTAGCAGATTCAAATAACGGTACGATAGATATTGATCCAAATTCAACCTATAATTACGGTATTGAATGGAGCCCAATAACATATGCTGCTATTGAAGGTGATGCAAAGCTTAACACAGTTCAAGATTATTCAAAAAGAGGTGGAGACTTTAGATTTAATGCGATCTTAGTATACTATGATGTATATTCTAAATCTAACCCTGGTAACAGAACAACAAACCTATACGGAGTTATATTATTAGATAACTTTAAAAATGATCCGAATAGTACTGGATGGTACTTACCGGAATTAAGTAAATACAAACCAAACGAAGTAACAGGTTTAAATGGTAATGCATTTGCACTAAAATTAAATGTTAAATTTAATTCTTCTTTAGATAATGTAGGTATTGAAACAAACATCAATGACTTTACTACATTCTCAATGGATTTATTCTTTGATACTACAAGTTCTTTAGAGAACGCTGCTAAAATATTAGCAGAAGCAAGTCATAGATTTAATATCATGTCTGACAGGCTTGATGAATTAGAAAACTTAATGATGACTTCGGTTGATCAAAGTTCTATTTCAGCTAAAGTTATAGCATTAGAGCAATCTATAGAAGACGCTTCACTTAACTTTAAAAACGCTGGTTCTATTTTAGATATTATATCTAAGACGAACGATAGATTAAATCAAGTTATTAACGGGAAGATACCAACATCTATTCAATATAACACAGATGTCATATCTGCAGGAAACGGAATCTTAATAGATAAGAGTAATCCTCAGAAAATAAAGATACAAAACGTAAACAACGGATATAGTCTTAATCAAGCGCATATCTATGATTTAGTAAGCGAAGGAGTTGAGGTTAAAATAGACAAAGATCTTGCATGGAATCCACAAGAAGCGGATATCACAGGTATTTGGACAAGAATAAAAAGATATGATAATTTAATTAGAGTATATACCGAAGACGAGGACTTTGTAAGAGATTTAGATATATACTTAGATGATAGTGTTATTCCAGTTAAAGTAGGACAAGTTATTAAATTAACTTTTAAAACTTCAATTGATCACATGGATAACAATAAAATTAATATATTCGTAGGTAAAAAAGGTAACTGGAAATTAACAAATACGATCAACGAAACAGATCTATTAAGCAATAAGCCATATATCGAATTAGTTTGCGTTGACGAAATAAACAAGACATTCGAACTTGAAATTATAAGATAACTATGAGTGCACAAAATTCAATATCGCAATTACTTGAACAGTTTCTAGAATTAAACACTAATTCTCTAGAAACTTTCAATCGTATTAATGAGGCGATCTCAACAGATAAAGAAACAGTTACTGTAGATTTATGGGACCCTTCTGGTGAAGGAGTTAAATCTGTACAGATTCCTGCCTTTGGATATTTAAAAAGAGAGATTGAAAGACTAAATAAAAATTTAGAATCTATTTCTGGTGTTGAAGGTAGCGGAGCAAATGTAAGATTAAAAGATGGAGCTTATAGAAAAATATACACTTCTAAACTTAAAGGCCCTTCTAAACCAATCACATCACTTGCAGCACCTACTCAATTTAACACAAAGTTAAATGAATTCTTTGAGGACTTTTTAAATCCTTTATTAACTATTAGATTAGACGTTAGTGGTCAAATTCCAGTAGAAACGGAAAGAGTTTATATTGAAAGATTTATTTTTGATTTAAAAGACGGAGCAACTTCAGATTCATTTGATGAAATATATAAAGGAGAAAGCGAGATTGTATATAAAGAACTACAAGACAGAATTGCCGAAGACGGTTTAAAATATTATTTAGATTCTGAGGTAATTGAAATGCCAATCAGAACAGTACAATACTTCGGAGACTATGATGTCACTAAGATATCTAACGAACAGAAGTCAAAGATTGTTGATGGAGTTACTCAAACTAAAACAGTTAAGTTATTTACGCTTGATAAGTTAAGTTACTCAGATGCTTCTAAAACGCTTCAAGAGACTGAAGTTTTAAAAGTTTCAGATTCATTAGTGATTAATTCAGGAGAGTTAAGAACAAGATATATTGTTAGATCAATTGATAGTTCTACATCACAGGTTGAATTAGAGTTAATTGAAGGATTTGAATCTATTAAAGTAGGATCAAACGTGTTATCAATATATAGAGACATTGACGTAGATTTAGATGTAGAGATTAAAATAGGATTTGATGAAAAGCAAATAGTATTTATTAAACCAATTGATCCTATCTCAAACATACCTTCAAATGAATATTCGCCAGGTATTGGTTTTTATTCAAATGAATTACAAATATCAACAGAGGACGGAACTATCAAGAACTTAGCATCTTATTATAAGGATGAAGTATCTGACTTTGGACAGTTTATTAAGGCTCTTAGTGTGGATTACATTCCACCAGCATCAGTTGGTATAAAACCAAACATGCCAATATTAGCATCAGGCGATTTAAAAGTTATCCAAATAAATAAACACTTAACTGATAACACGACTACTAAAAAGATTAAACAACTTAAATCAGATAAATTAGCAGCTGAACAAAGTTTAAAGAATATTAATGAGGCTATTAAAGTTAAAAAATCTTTATTAAACACTAAGAAATTTAAATCTAAGGTTGAAAGAGACAAGCAACTTAATGAGTTCAGAGCACTTGTAAACGAAAAGACATCTGAGGTTAAATTATTTGGATCAATTGTTGCTGAGATAAAAGCAGCAGCAGATTCAATAGATGTTTCAACAGCCTCTCCGAAATTTAGGGTTAGAGGATTCTGGCCTATACCTTCACCTAAAACAGTTGGTGAAGAACTTTCTCAAGAAGTTGTACAATTTAAAACTAGATATAGATACGTATCTACTTCTGGCAAAACATCAACAATTGATCAGATTGAATTTAATGATACTACTAACAGCACTAAAAAGACTGCAGCCTTTTCAAACTGGATTGAAGTTCAAGGTCCTGTTAGAAAGAGAGAATTAAACGATGCTGGGATATACAAATGGGTAGTGGAAAGCGAAGAAGACGCACAGGCTGTTAATTTTAATTCAATTGATTTACCTATTAGATCTGGTGAAGTTATTGAAATTATGGTTAAATCTGTATCAGAAGCAGGATATCCATCTAACCCAGTAACAAGTGATTGGTCTGACATAGTTAAGGTAGAATTTCCAGAAGGAGAACTTTCAACAGACTCACTAGCTGGTTTAATTTCACAAAACGAATTAGATAACTTAAAAGTTTCTTTAAAAGAAGATTTAGAATCTGTTGGAGTATACGATCACGTTGGCGATTCATTCACTGTAAACGAAAAGTATTTTGCACACAATGCATCGTCATTAGCTTCTGGTTTCTTAACTGGAGAGCAAAATCCTATTTCAGTATATGATAAACTTTTAGAACTTCAAAACGAAGTAGAATCTTTAAGAGCTCAAATTGATGGAACTCTTGGGGAGTTACTAGTGCAGATAATCGACGAAGACGGTAATGTAACACCAGTAACTAATAACAGTAAAGTTAAATTATTTGCAGGATATTATATTGATGAAGTACCATCGACAAACTCTAAAGGGTTTATCGTTACTAAAAACTTTAAAATAAATCTTTCTAATACGAAGGCTACTAATCTAGAATTAATCGCAAGAATATTAGGAGACGTTGAACAACCTGCATATTCCTCAACTCCAAGTACATTGTGGGGATTACAATCTGGTGCAATAGATCCTGTTGTAAGTTCTAATACATATTACACAACAGAAGGAAAATACGATTTAGCACCTGTAGTTTATCAAAACTTAGATGCAACAGAATCAACAGAGTCATATTTTAACGATAGCCCAGTACAATCTGCACAATTAAGAGGTCAATTTTTATATTCAAGGTTTATGAATATTGCTAATGATACTAGTTTGTATTTAACAAGTACTGATGGATCTGGCGGAGATATTGATGTATCTGATAATTCAGGATATGACACATTCGAGTATGGTATAAACACAGCATATCAAATATCAGGAGTTAACACTAATAATACAGATAAATCTAAATCTTTTGCAGCTGCTGAATTTACAGCATGGTCAGATAGCCAAAGTACTAACGATTATATATGGAACGGGGAATACGACAGTGCTAATGGTACATTAGGTAGTGTATCGGTTTCTACAGTAACTGCAGCTCTATATGATAACGCAATATTCCTACACAAAGATCATCCATTAACGAAAAATGTAAGCGTATTAGGTATTGCTAGTAATGGATTGGTTGGAATGCCTAAAACCGCACCTAGAAGAGCTAGTGATTTATATGGTAAAAAACAAACTCCATTTAGATTAACAAATACTATAGTGGAAGTAATAGCAGGGAGTGGTGGAACAGACAGTGGTGCAGGAAGTGGCGTAGTGCTAGGAACTAGAACTGCTGGTAAAAATTCATTCGAACCAAATGATCAATATCTATTAGGAGGACATTCATGTGGATCATTTTTATATGTATCTCCACTAGGAAAAGATTCTTTAGTTGTTGATGCTAACAATAAAAGAGGAAAGAAGATAATCGAAGGAAGTAGCTCTAACGCACTAAACATCGATATGGTATTTCAATATAGAATGACAGATTATAGTGGAACAGGGGATACTGGTAGAGGTAGAGTTGGAGGAATTATTAGTAATTCTCTACAAAACTTAACATACTCTAAAATAATAGGTATAGATATAATAGATTCAAACAATACTGACTTTCAGTTTGATATTGAAGTGTATTCTAAGTATAGAGCAACTGGAAAGAATATAAATTCTATAACTTCTTCAATGTTAACTAACTATGCAACTAGCGGCAAGTACACACCATTCAGAGGAAGAAGCGTTGATTTTTCATTACCTAACATCAGAGAAGAGTTTTAGATATACCCGATCAGGTCCCTCTTAAAATTATGATATATAATTTAACTAAAAAGAGGCATCAGGAATGGCTATAAATTTTAACACGAACAACAAGGAAGAAGAATCTTCATTCGCACTATTAAGAACTAATCCAAAATTAACAAGTAATTTAAAGTTGGTTGTGGACTCTTCGGAGCACATATTCTTAAGCGCATTCAAGGCTAATAAAGTCCTTTCAAAGGTAGAGTATCAAAAGTTTGAAGTATCGGACACCGGTATTTATGCAAACGACGTCGCTAGATTCTTTAAAGGAACGCCTGTTAACGAAAGGTTTCAAACATTAAGAAAACACTCAGACATTACACCATATTCAGATTACTCATATCAATATGAGAATCAGTATAACTTTGGAGCTAGTTTTAATTCAACTAAACTATATGACGAACAATATAAGATCTTTGCACCAATTTGGTTAGATCGTAGAATACCTAAGAAATTTATAGTTTATAGAGTTAGCGATGTCGATTATAAGAATAAATACACCGAAGACGTTGTTGGACAAAATGATAGAATTTTAGAGCTATTAGAATCTGCAACTATTGTTAAAACATTTGATTTAACTAGAAAAAGCAGAATCGGTAAATATTTGCATTCACATGTATACGACAAAGGCATGCCTGAATCTGCTATTGAATTTAATTTTTCAGATAGCGGAGCGGTTTTGTATAGAGGAATTGATTCAACTAAAGGAGGTTTTGTTTCTAAAAAAGATTTTATCGCAGATGATTATATTCAGCAAGATAATTTAGAGATTAATGCAAATGAATTGATTACAAAAGGATTTGAAAGACATGGTGTAATTTCAGCTAACTTAATTAACATGGAGTTTATGTTTGACGACGCATCTGCTGTGAATTATAATATTTATAGATATTTTGGACTTTATGTTGATGACATCGAAGAAGGTTCTTTTAAGATTAATTCTATCTCTTCAGATAATATAGTAAGTATTGAACCGGGAACTACTCACACGGTTTACGACGTGATCGGAGCGGGAATAACTCACGAAGATATGTTACCAAAAACTCCAGAGCTAAAGGTTCCTGTACTTTCCTATATCAATCTAGGTGATAACTCTTTCTTACATATAAAAAATAATACAGAAGTAGATGGTTTAAAAATACCAGTTACTTCTAATATTGATATTAAAAACTTGTTGAAAAATACAAATTATACTATATCAAATAATAAATTACAATCAATTTCAACAAATGTTTCAAATAAGCCTTTTATTAAGTTTGAAATCATAAGCAAACCTATCACGAACGATAGATTTTACATCGGTGATAAAACTGAAATTGAAATAAAAAACTACGAAATGTACGGCTTCATGGCAGTTGCTGATGATACAATACCTGCAGGTACTTTCTCTGGGAACAACTTTTCGAGTAAAGGTACTTTAAGACAAATTGCAATCGCTATTAGTAGTTTGATTAAAGACATATCTAATTACAACACTAGAGCGGAAGGATCCTCTGTTATTATTGAGGACTATGGTAGTGGAGATAATAGAAATAGAATGTCTTTTGGTATTTATGACTTAAACATTTCAGATTTCATAAATGTAGAAGCAGCAAAGGAAGATTATGTTGGATTACAAAACTATACAGGAACTCAGTTTTCTGACTGGAATTTGCACACAGCACGAGGAGGCTCTAAAATAGGAGCTAGTTTTTTAGTGAATGCTGATGAATTAGGCGAAGCTGCTATAGGACAGTATGTTAAACATGCAAAGCTAACTAAATTTTCTAGGATAATAGATATAGTTAGAGACAATGCTAACAGTGAAACTTATAGAGTTATTTTAGATACAGCATATAAGTTACCTAGTGATGGAATAGTTCAATTATACAATAAGTTTACACCTACTTTTGGTAAATTTAGTGCGTATCAATTAAAAGATTTTGATTTTGATTTTTATTCAACTAAAAATTCTGAATTAGGAGAATTGGCTTATGAATCATTTGGAACCAATTACAGCCCACTAGAAAAATTTACAGGAATATCTTCTGTTTTATACCAGGAAACATCTAATGATGATTCAGTTTCAACAGATATTAATTCAGAATATGATAGACTTAATGAAAATACATTAAAAGAAACCGCATTAAAAAGTAGGATAGTACCTACTATTATGAAATACGCTTTAAAGAATGGTACTAACGCAAGAAACCTACCTTATATTTTAAACGTGAATGAGGCGTTTGGTACTAATAATATTTCCCCAGAAATTAAATTAGAATCGGGTAGAAATTACGACAATTTAAACATGGAACATTTCCATTTTAATAAAATACCTGACAACTTCCACGATAACAACACAATTAAGGGACTATCCTCATATACTAGTTTTACAACAACTGACGGAATAAGTATTAACCAACTTAAATCTACTGATGTAGATTATTTTAGTCTTTATTTTAGATGGAACGGAGCGGTTAATCAAAATGATGGAATGTGGATCGACGACAAATCTAGAAATCTATATTCTAAATTTAACGGAGGCACGTCAGAGTTAGAATCTAGCACATTATTTAGAGGATTACGATATATTTACAAGAAAAGAAAAGAGTCTTTTAAAGATGCACCTACAGCGTTTGAAACATCAACTGATGTAAATTCTTACAAGTTTGGAGTAACTTTAAGTTATACAGAAGCACCAGAAGGAGAGCCTAACGGCGTAAAGTATCATGTTATTAAAAACGACACTTTTAAATTTATTTGTGTATTTATTGATATTGCAGTGCAACCAAACGTTGTTAATTATTTATCTAGAGCTTCTGTATATGAATTACAAGATATTGAAAACTTTACATACGACGTTGATGGTAATTTGATAACAGATTATAATGGAGATCCTGTCATAACAATTATTGATACTGATCTATCTTTTGAAATAGATTTAAGTAGCTCTGCGTGGCCGCAAGATTCTGGTGTTGAAACTATAGTATATGCCAGTCAATTATCGATTAGCGGTGGACAATCTGCATTTACTAAAGAAATAACTTTAAATGATGAAGGAAAATATTCATGGATATATTTTCAATACGACACAGACCCAAATACTGGAGGTTCTTTATATGCATGTATGCAAGTTGTTTCAATAATTAACGATGAGCAAATAGTTGTTTCAGGTTTACCTATTCCATTTACCATTGAGGCAGGACCTTATTTTGGTGGGTCTCCTTTAGACAGTCAACTATTGCATTACATACCATCTTCATCCACTACTTTTAAATATTGGAAAACAGGTTCTGCTGGTTGGAAGAATCTACTAGAAGAAGTAGTTTCTTATAATTTTGCAAAAAGATTTAACGAGTTTGGAGATGTCGTATACACTAGAGTTAGTTCTGAATTTCCGGATGATGAATTTATTAACGACTTTGTTTTAGAAATTCAAGATGGAGTAGATATTGTTAAGCCATCCGTGTTAGACACGTCACCCGATGGAGACAGACCAAGATCTTATCAATTAAGTTCTGAGGAGATTGGTAAAATATTAAAAGAGAGAGAAGATGGTGGATATTTTACACTTTTACGTAGATTTAACGGTGAATACAATCCACTTTTTAAAGATGTTGTAGATTTTACAGACATCTACACAATACAATCTACTTTAATACCAGATTTAAATACAGTTGAAGGATTATTACAAAGTACAGGATCTGGATCTGGATCTGGTAGTGGCTCTGGAAATTTTGCTAACGCTGGAATAGGTGGGGATCTAGTAGGTATTATTATACCTTACCCAATAGACCATCCAGGAAGTCAATCGGACGCTGAAGCGACATTAACCCAACAAACTATTGGATTATACACATCTGAAATAGAAGATAGATGGAGAGAAAGATTAATTTATAATAAATTTAAAAATCTAGGAATTGCCTTTGCATCTTATAAGAATGTAAACGAATCTTATGGCTATATTAGTAATTATCACTATCACAAGGTAAATGATGAAGATTCTAAAAACTTATTAAAACTGTCTGAAACATCAGACAAGTTACCGTTATACCCTGCAATTGGAGAGATTGCAATAGATAAAAAAGATTTTAATATTTTTAAATCTAAATATTCTAGTGATTATTTTGTAAAATCTATCCCAGGATCGGTTGGTGAGAATGTGTATGGAACATTGAGTCCTGTTGAATTAAAATCCTTTATGGCATCGACCGTCATGAAGGTTAGAGATCAATATGATTTAACTAGCTTTTCACAAACAAATGAAACGTCTTTAGATTCTTTAGATTATATTAGATTTAACAAATTAAATAAAACAGCGATTCACTGGATCGAAAACGATTCTGAAATAATTGCAGATTTTTATTTACCTAAGACAATATACAATGAATTATTAGAAGATGGAATACAGTCTAAGTTTAGCAAGTATTTAACTGCTGAAAATTCATTCGGAGATAAATCAACTATCCTAGATGATCTAGAAAAATATGTCTATTCTAACATTGTTTCAAGGTTTATTATAGAAAACACCGAAATATATGGAATCGCGGGTAAGAACATAACAACTGAATTTAAATCGGTAAATTCACCAGAAGAATTAACAGACGGTAGATTTACTAAACAAACTAATTTTGATATCCAAGGTTATCAAAATGATGGTTTAAGTTTTAGATTAATATATAATAAAAAACCAGGTTTTAAATATCATTTAAAACTGCATATTAAAATACAAGCATAACCAACATGTCAATAAATATTAAAGAAATATTTAAGAGTGATTTAGATCCTAACAGTTTGAATTGGTGGGCAAAGGATAAAGTAGATAAACTCAATTTTAACTTTGGCCAACTACAAAAAGGAGGAATGCCCGGACCAACAGGTCACCAAGGTACTCCTGGTTTAACAGGATTACAAGGAACTCAAGGATATGAAGGAGTACAAGGACCGCGAGGGGAACAGGGGTTAGAAGGAACTCCTGCTAATTCAATATGGAAAATTAACAGCACGTCTGATGGTATAACGTTATTACCTACTAGAATGCAAGGTATTGAATTTTCAGCAGTAGGTCTTATAACAGGTAAAAAAAATCAAAGTAATAGTGATTATTATACTTCATTACCATTTGATGGGCCTAACTCAACTGCTGCTGTTTTTTATGGAGAAATCAATAGACCTAACTTTGCATTAGATTATGAAGGAGGAGGTGCAACAACAGCCCCACATTCCCTTGCCGGTAATGAGTTGACTGTTGGAGATTTTTTAGGAGCATCAGACTTTCATATTGTACAAAATATAGGAGGTACTATACACTCAATTAACAGAATATTTATAGGTAAAGAAAATTCATTTGATCAAATCCCTACTGGATTATCTTTTACAAGTGATTTAGTTACATCAGGTATTAAAACAGATTTTAATCGACCTGTTGAAACATATAGCAGTTTAAGACTGGTTACTAATGAAGGACCTAATAAAGTTATAGTGTCAACAGATACTGATGGGACTGTAATTTGGAAAAGTAAATACGAAGTTTTTGGTGCATTACCTATTGGATCTATTATGTCAATACAAGAAGAGCATTTCAATAATGCTAATTTTAATTTAAATGGAAACCCAGAAACTGAACCAAACGGATTATTATTAAATAACCAAGGTAGAGGTAGAGTAGACACTCCATTCGAAGGATGGTACTTATGTAACGGGCAAGTATGGGAACAGGGTATTACATCACACGATGTTCCTAATTTAAATTCTTTTACTTTTAATATTGATAGTAACAATGGAAATAATATCAACGAAACAACAGGGCAACCTGCTATAATTAATGGAGGGGACAACTCACAGATACTAATTGGTGGAGCTAGTTTACAAGTTCGAGCAAATTATATTTCATCAAGTGGAGCATACGATATAGAAACAATTAATATTGTAACGTCGGATTCTTCAATTAACTTTAATCAACCTGCGTCGAGACAACAGAATGGTTCATATGAACATTCTAAAATGGTACATATTATTAATTTAGGAGAACCTACATTACAATGGAAGTCAGAACCATCTACATCTGTAACTACAGAACCTATTACACTATCAGAGGTATCAAACACTGCAGCTGCTGCATGTACTACTACATTTATAAATGATTATATGTGGACAGGTATTGATGTAAATTGGATAACTGGCAATGGTGGTAGCGGAATTACAGGAACACAGTTGTATCTAAATGGATCACTAGCATCTGCAGGTTGGTATGAAAAAGACTCAACAGCAAGGGAGTGGAGCGGTACTGCATGGACTGACGTTCAAATCTGTTTACAGTTAGATACATATGAATTACTTTATAAACAAGATGTTAGGGATTTAAACTGGACACAACCGCCTTCAACAGGGTCTAATGGTTATCTAATTGAAGACGCTAATGGTGCTAGTGCCACTACATTTAAATTTGCTTACATAATTAAAAATGCAGACGGAACATCACCGCCAGCTGGCTGGTATAGATCAGCAGAACTTGGCCAAAGCGCATGGTATAGAGCTTATTGGAACGGTACAGTAGTTCAATATCGAACGGCGCTGGACTACATGCACTACGTTGGAAAAATGATACCATATGAAAGCCTCGGTACTGGCGCATGTAGTGCTAATAACGCGGCAATCGACATATACTATGGTTCATCAAATAATACTGTTCCAACGTCGAATAGGTTGCAGTTTTTAGAGGACCAGGGTCCTGTTGTATTAGTTAATGACGGATGGGTATCTAATACAAGTGCAAATATTGGTAGAAGTAATTTAGTTAGTATAAGTAGCCAAAATAGACCAGGATCCTCGAACACATGGCAGCAGCTTTACGATGGTATATCAGGTGAGAGAGGTACCTTAACATTTAACTCTAAAATTACAAATGATCCAGGGGTAGCTAGCTGTATATCAGCACCTCAAATGTCTACGTCAGACAACGGAGACGATCTAGATACACTATACTACATTACGGTAAATGGACAAGCTGGAGATACTAATCAATATTATTATAGTTGGAGAGTATATTCAAGTGACGCATTTGAAGGATCAATAACTATTAGTGGTCCAGGAATAACTGGAGCTTCGACTAGTCCGATTAATCAAGAAGATGGTACATGGAGAAATGGTACGAATTTTACTTTAAATTCTCAAGGTGTAGCAACCAACCTAAACTACACACTCAATTCGCTTGGTAATGAAGACGATTATGATATGGAATTATACATTAGATTACACAAATCGTCGGATGATTCAATAATGAGTACGTTTAATGCTATTGGATAACAACCAGTAATATAAAAAGAATATATAGAATATAAAATAAATTAAATTTAAAGATGGCAATCAATTTAAAACAAATATCGCTAATAGATAATGATATAATAAAATTAGACAAAGTTAATTATAACTTTGATCAAATTGTTGCCAATGGCGGAGGGCCAATAGGAAATACAGGAGCACCGGGCGCTACTGGTTATCAAGGATTAACTGGACACCAGGGAGATACTGGAGTTGCAGGAGATCAAGGTATTCCAGGAGAACCAGGGGACGGCGGAGATGACATTTGGCAAGAGAACCTAGGTTCTAGTTCAAAAACCATCCTACCGGTACATGATTCTAATGATGCAAATCCACCTACCATTGCAATAGGGTACAGATCAAATGATCCATTTTATCTTAGCGGAGGACAATCAGATGCTTCTCTTTTAATTAATAAAGACTCGGTTATTGAAAACAACTTAGAGTTAAGATCAGAAGGAGAGGGCCCTGCATTTTATTACAGATTATCAAATACGACACAGCCGGACGGCACACCAGCAAAAAGAATGACAACGGGGTTTAGACCTGTTGGATCTACGTCAGTAGATTATATAGTACATCAATACGCTGATAAATGGATTTGGCATAGTGAACAATCAGTTCTACCTATCATGGAACTTGATAACACTAATGGATTAGTAGTTAATACTGAATCTAGATTTAATCAACCTGTTAATGTTTATAATAGTTTAAAAATAGGAGGTACCGTATCGGCACCTGACGTTGGTAAAATCGCAGTTTCAGGAGATACTGATGGAACAATAGATTTTAAATCTGTTGATGAAATCGGAGGAGTAGTACCAATTGGAACTATTGTTTCAGTTGATCCTGCTTTCTTTACTAATTCTAATTTTATACTAACCGAGACAGCAGTCACTGCACCCTCAGATGAACCTATTCAAATTAGAGTAGGATCAGGTATTAATAATTTCGCGGGATGGTATTTATGTAATGGTCAAGAATGGGTAAACAATCTTAACCCAGCAGTACAAGCTTATCTTTCGTATCAAACAGAGGATTTAAATTCTTTTTCATATAGTATTGATGAGAATCCAGCAACAATTGACTCTGACAGCCAGGGAGATGCATCTGTTACGAACACAGAAACAAATATAATAGGAGGTGCTAATATATCAATGTTAGCGGCATATTCATCTCCAACATATACAGTAACAACACCAACAATATCAACATCAACTCAATCAATAACGTCTGATAGTGCAGGAACTACTTTCGTCTTAAAAAGATTACCGCAAATAGTTTATTTAGGAACTGAAGATTTATTCTGGCATGATAAAGGTACTAATCAATCTGCGCCAGTAGCGGTAACATATAGATTTACAGATTCAAACGAAGGAGTTGGAGGATTAACAACAATTAATGAAATAAAGACGCAGGTTGAAGGATCATCATTCTCGTTCTCAGTTAACGTAGCAGCGCCTAATGGATATGAATGGAATACTTTACCAACCGTATCTGCTGATGCGATAGGAGGACCAGTATCGTCTTCTACAGTTTCAAATCTTTCAGGATCACTACCAACACAGGACATTACTATAAATGTTACTGTAAGTGCTCAACCACAGGGAGGGACTGTATCATTAACATATGATTCTACAGGTCATATTAGCGCAATAGCAACACGAACAAATACATATCAGTTAAACCCATCAAGTGGTTCATGGACAGCAAGCCCTACATCACAAAATAAAACTGCCACACCAGGAGATACAGTAAACCTTTCAACGTTTACATTAACGGCACCTTCCGGTAAATACTTTGATATTAGTAAAACGCCAACCTTGCCATATACATATAGAGGAAGTGGTACCCCAAGAGGGTCTGCTACTTCTGGAACTGCCGATTTAACAGTATTAAATCACACATATAGAACAGTCGATGGCCTTGTACCTGTTACAAACACAGATGCAGTGAAACTAGAAATAAATATACAAGATAACGATTTTGCAGATTCAAGTTCTGTGACTGGAGGAACAACTGATAGTACTACTATTAATGTCTCAGGCATTGCATCGTATGAAACTAAACCGTATGTTAGGTACTCAACAGGATGGACTGGTGGTAATAACACATGGAACAGTACTAATTACGGTCAAAAGTATGTAGGTCAGATAAATGAGCCAAACCGACACTGGTATATCGAGAATGATACAGATCAACAAGTTAACATTAGATTAAAAGGTGTTGATTCTACCGGAATTTCAGGAAGTAGTGTAAGCGCTAGTATAGCGTACCAACCGAGCGCAAGTTCAAGTATTCAGCAGCAATTTGTAAGTACAGGTAACCAGTCTCTTAACAATGGAAATACTAATACAGACTATAGCGTTACAGTCTTCACAATACAGCCCGGGGCTAGCATTGATATAACATGGGATATTACCAGTATACCTAGTGGTGGTAATTGGGTTTTACAACTAAACTATTACTTTGGAACCGGAAACGGACCAGGAGCGAATAACGAAGTCCAATTGCTTTCAAAAATATATTAAATAATGATAAAAAATATATTAAATAATAAGACATTATTGCGATTCATAGGAATCGCTATTGTCGTTTTATTAGTTTTAAAACAGTGTAATCAAATTTCAAACCTTAAAGAAGATTTACAAAGTACTGAAAAGATTGCAGATAGAAATTTTAATAACTATAAAGCGGCACAGGATTCGATCTTAGTAGAGAAAAATAAAAGCGGGCAACTAGTTTCTAGAATAACTTCATTTGAATACGACGTTGAGGTTTTAGAGTCTGATAAATCTAATTTGTTAAATAGATATAACAGGGTACTTAAAGAAAAAACAAAACTTGAAAATATAAACACATTAATCTCAACTGATTTAACTATCAAAGATTCGATTTTAAATTCAAACGTGGCAGTTTCACAAAGTGAAGACACTGTTACTTTTAATTTTAGTGACAATAAAAACTGGGATAAATATAATTACAGAGAGTTTACTGGAGAATTGAAACTAACAAAATTAGATTCAATGTTTACTATTAAATCCTCTAGGTTTGATTTTAATCAAGGTATTAGTTTAACAACTGCATTAGTTTTAGAGGAAGGAAGAGAAGTTTTAAGAATTACAACTCCATATCCTGGTTTAAATTTTACTTCGATTGAAAATATTAATATAGTTAATGATAAATTAAATCAAACATATAATAAAAAAGCAGGTTGGTCAATTGGAGTTGGTTTCGGATACGGAATCAATTTAAATAACAACCAAGTAATAAGCACAGGGCCTTCAATTGGGATCGGCGTTTATTATTCACCGGCTTGGTTAAAATTTTAAAATAATAAAAAGAAAATGGCACAATCATCAAAGTTTGCAAGATTAGACGAGGATATTCTATTAGAATTTATCTACAATGATCAAAGTGCACCTGATTTAGTGGAAATCGAGAACGATGATAACGGAAGTCAGCTGAAGTACTTAAACACAGTAGCAGGAAGCAACACGGCACCTAGAATGTTAATTCATGAATTAGGATCTGATGTTGTTAATTTTACAGTTAACGTAGCAAACGGATATATTTATGTTAATAATTTCGCAGCACGAGAATTACTAGTTAAGAATGGATTAACATATAAGTTTGATCTAAATGATCCTAGTATAGATAATATTAATGGATTTTATATTAATGGAATTCAACAATCACCAATAAGCGGAATTGTAACTTTCACACCTAATACAAATGGTTCATACGAATATACATATAATGATTTAGCAGGAGAAGTTTTAGTTGGAGGAAATATAGTAGTTGGAGAAAGAGCAAATTCTTTATACGCTAGACCTCTACAAGAAACAGGTAATACTATTAAGACTGCTCCCGGAGAAGGAGGCAGATATTATGCAGTACCTACTAGTAATGGCAGTGTATTGGCTTTATTAAATAATGGATTAGATTATTTAGATTCAAATGAATGGGCAGGAGATCCATCTAGTAGTTTAACAGTAGTCCCTACTAATAATGTACAAGCAGTATGGTACGATACTATAAGACTTCACTTAAGAACAGGATATTCTTTTAGTGGAAGAGGATATGAAGGTTTTAACTTTCAAGTAAAGGCAAGAAAAGAAGCTGATGGAGAATATAATTATTTTACTTCTTTAGTTTATTTAAACTCTTCTAGTTTTGAAATTCAAAACCCTAAGCCATTTACACTTTCTGATAGTTCTTTTTCAAAATACATAGAAATAAAGGTTCCTTCATTAGTATACATGAATGACCCTGCAAAAAATAAAGAGTTTAACGATTCTTTTTTCGGAACAGGTCAACAATCGGTAGATGATGCAGCTAACTATGAAATTAAATTAAATTTAATTGAAACAGTAAAGACAGTAAATGGATATGACTATATAGAAATATCTGATTCTAGAGAGTTAACACTTTCTAGTGAAGATGAATTTGTAGATATTGCAGTTACATTACAAGAGTCAAACGCTGGTGATTATTTTGAGATATACGGAACAAAAGACGGATCAACTTCCGGATTTGAAAATTATATTAATGGAAGACTTCAAAGTTCTGGTGATGATATTACAGTTTTTTACGACGTAGAGGTTAGTGAACAACTAGGATTAAATTATGTAAGTACATATAGAACATCTTTTTCTCAAATAGCAAATTACGACGAGCCTATTATATATAGACCTGTAATTTTAAACTCAGCAGTATCAAGTAACTTTTTGCTAACTGTTAGTATGAGAATTTATAATGAAACAGATAATACTCAAATATTAAAGATTGCTTCTTTAGTTTATAACAAGCCTAAGAAGTATGGAAAAAGAATGAGTAGAATTAATTTAAGCGACAATTTAACACCAACCGTCGTTTATAATAAATTAGCAAACACGCAAGTTAATAGAGAATTAAATCAATTTGTTAATTCAATAAGACCTGCAATCGGAGAAACAAAATACGTACCGGTTGCTTTAGATACTTACGGAATTTTAGCAGGTTCTACAAATGTAACCTTAGAAGCTACTGAAGCAAGATCAATTAGCGAAATAAATTACCAGCCAGAAGGAGAAACAATAATCACTCTTTCAAAGGTTTCAGACAACTTTGTTAAATTTAGCATTGGAAGACCAAAGGGAAATGATATAGAATCTATTAGTTTAGTAAACGCTGACGATATTATTCTTATTATTAAGAGTGGATCGAGAGAACAACAAGTATATCATGATCCTAATTTTCCAGATATAGATTTAGGAAAAGGTGAAGTTTTATTTAAAGTATCTAAAGCCATTGCAAGTAGATTTGATCAAAAGGACACGAACATATTTCCTGACAAATTTTATATTAACCTAAAGAATGGAGACACAGAGTCTTTATTATATTACGGAAAAGTAAATATCATATAATGATTTTAAACAGTAGAAATAATTTATTTAATTTTAAATTTCCTAGAAAGTTTATACCGGAAGAAGTAGCTGAAAAGTATAGAAATTACCTGAATAGGGTTCCTGGCAATTTATTAACTGAGCCAATCGATTTTATAAATTACTCAGTACAAGGAATTGGAATTCCTGGTTTATCTTTTGATCCTATTGAACAGGCTTCAAATGACGGAACAACAACATATCATCGAGGAGCAGTACCTATTCAAAACACAGTAGAAAGACAATTTACTATTGAGATGCAATTACTGGATGGTTATATTAACTATTGGATAATGCAAGATACTCTTTTATATTATTACGCAAGGCAAACTAAGAAACCTTTTTTAGACGATTTAAAATTACAAATATTAGATGGAGAAGGAATTCATGTAATGAGTGCTGTGTTTGAAAAACCAATCATGAACTCAATTACTGAACTAGAATTAAATATGAGTTCTAACATTGCAGATTTTAGTACATTCACCATAAACTTCTATTATAACAAATTTAATTTAAAGTTAGAAATAGACTAAGATATATACTTATATGAAAACATTTTTAGAATTAATTAAGGAACAAGACATAACTGAAAAAGAGCTTAGTGTATTAACTGAGTCTTTACAATCTGAATGGACAACTGAACTTGAAGAAAAAGTTGATGCGGCATTAGAGGAATTTGCGAAAGAATACCAATTAGAAGATGGTTCTTACGACATTAAATCTTTTAATGATGAAATGACTAATGAAGGAATGTTTGGTTCTATATTTGGAGGATTAACTGGATTTGCTCTTGGTAAAACCGTTGGTAAAACTATTGCCAAAGTATTAGGGATTCAAAAAGGAGTATTTTATGATATGTTAACCTCACGACTAGTCGGAGCCGCTTTAGGTGCTGCTATCGGTAAAGCTTTATAAATGACATACGTAACAATTGACTTTTCATTAAATTCACCAGGTGTTTGTATTTTCAAAGACACTTACCATTTTATTTCTTATTTAAAACCGAAATCCGGAACTAAAAAACAACAGCTGTTACAAGAAGACATGGGATTACTATCTGATGTTATTTTAAAAGAGCAACCTGATTTTACTAATGTTGGAGAATACTCTTCAGTTGAATTAGGTAAGATTAACAGATATATCACATCAGCAAACGATATTATTAAAATTATTAAAGATCTTACAAAGGGGGAAACTCAATTTGTTTTTGCATTTGAAGGAACTAGTTTCGGCTCAAAGCAAGGAACTAATAATATCATTGATATGGCAGCTGGTGCCGCAATACTTAAACTTAAGATTTTAGAAGCTTTTAATCCAATAACAATTGAGACAGTAGCACCTTCAACAATAAAGAAGCATGCTGGTAAAGGTAACATGAACAAGTCTCAGTTATGGAAAGTCTTTATTGAAAATGGAACAGGAACTGACGAGATTATTAGAGACTCTGACTTCCTTCTTTTTTGTGTTAATGAAATCGGTGAAACAACTAAGATTCCAAAACCCTTTGATGACTTGGTGGATGCCTACTTCTTGAACTCTTATATTCAAACTTTAAACCATATCTAACTTTCAGCTTAAAGACATAACTTATACTGTACTTCGGGTATAAAGTTTCATAACTAACAAAAATAATTTAATAATAATGCAAAACAATAAAATAGGATCCCACAACCTTATGGATTTAAAACGTACTTTAGACATGATGGTCTCAACTGACCGAATAACAAAAAAAGAAAGCTTAGAGATATTAGAGAAAGCCGGGCTTAGTATATCAGCAGATGGTAAGAACTTTGTTGACGAGGAAGGTGCTCTATATAATTTCGATATATAGTTTAATTATATTTGAAACTTTTACAAAGTCTCTTATATAATACATGAAAGTTTATTAAAGGTACCGAAAGAATTAACGATCAAAGAATTTAAAGTTTAACAAATTAAAGAATTAAA